TCAGCGCCCATCTCGTCACCCATACCTGGCATTTCAGCGCCCATCTCGTCACCCATACCTGGCATTTCGCCGCCCATCTCACCGCTAAAGCCGCCGCCTTGTCCTGTGATAGTTCCTAATGCGCTTTGAATGCCTGACTTAGCTTGTGTTAGTGCTTGCTGTAATGCAGTCAATGCTTCACTAACTTGGCTATTAAATTGCTCACCTTCGCTAGTACCAAACTCAGAGTTAACACCGTCAACAACTGCAGGTAGTTCTTTAACTAGCATGTCAGAAACTTGCTCGACCATCTTTTGTAGACTGTCAACCATTTCTTGTGCAGCAAGAATAACTTGTGATTTTTCAACTTCCTCATTCTCGACAACCATACGTGTGTTGTACATTGGAAGAGCTTTTAGTTCACCATAGTGATGTGCCAATGCTTGCTCCATGAATACTAGCTTTAAATAAGCTGGATTCTTTTCGGTATTGACACCGTTAGTAGATTGACGCATTTCGTTCATCAAGCCGCTGACTTTGCGCATCATGCGCTGTGTGTCATACAGACTCATGCTGTCTAGCTTGATATCTGTATTGAAGTGCTCTTTTAGAGCCTTCTTAGCAACTTGTGCTGGTTTTGCGTTAAATTCTGTTAGTTTCATAGTTTTATCCTAGAGTACTGATTATGTATTTATCTTTTTGAAAATTATTTTAGGCTGAAAGTTGCTTGTACATGCTGTACTGCCAGTTCTTAACTGATGTTTCATATCCCTGTATTTCTGCCAAAATCGCATTTTTTTTTGATTTTGCTTCCATCAGTTTTGCAACATAGACGGATTTGGATGTTAAATCTTTTGTCTTTTTAGACAACTCAGACTGAATCTTTATTTCGAATAGGGTGCCCTCTAAACTAGAATCCAGCGCAGATATCCTTTTTGCTTTAGCTAGTAAGTTTCTATGGTAGAGGGTAGTCCAAATAACTGCATTTTTTAAGTTGTAAAAATGTTCGTGCAAATCGGTTTTGTTTTTCTCGACTATATATCCTGTACTAGTTTTGCGGATAAGATATTCACCAAATAATTCGTATCCCTCGGGGCTATCGATGACTAGCACACTTTTAATATCATTAATAGCTTGGTCAGTTAGAATCTTTTTTAATATTTCGAACATGTGCAGTTCATTCATGCGATAGTACCTCAAAGTAAATATTTTTTAATTCAGGAGTAGTATCCAAAAAGTCCGGTAGTTTTTCCCATTCTCTTCCTGTCTTAATCATAGGGACACCTTCGCAGTCATTGTATAGCAACCCCAATTCTGATATACCGTCGTCAAACACTTTTGCATGTGATATGATGAAATCAAAATGCCAGCAGTCCTGATCTTCCTCATCTTCGAATAAGAATCCAAAGCTATCAAACTCTAAGAAGTTGATAGTTGTCTTAGTAATATCCGTTATTTCTTCAGGTTGACTTCGCAATGAAACGACTTGAACGATAGTGTCAAAATTTAATTGTGAGTTTCTATTTGTCTGCCACTCTTTTTTCTGTTCGTCCGTAAAGTCGATCGGAGGTCTACGGCTAACTAAATTAGTCTTAGTAATATCAAACAGAGTGTAGCATCTAATCTTGTAACTCATAGAGTTATTTATAGAGGTAAAAAAGCCCGAGAAATTCTCGGGCTATTTTCAAACTAGATTGAATTAGTTTGTGAATGTAGCAGAAGCTGTAGTAGTTGTACCAGCGATACCTGCTGCTGCAACTGCTGTGTCAATTGCGGAAGCATCCCAAGCTGCTGTTGGGTAAACTGCAACTGCTAATGTGTCGTTTGTAGTATCAGTGTACTCATACAAGTAAACAACTGCCAACTGTTGTAGAGTTTGGACGATTGTGTTAACTTGAGCAGTAGTCAAAGCACCAGTAGCTGTAACTGTGAAGAAGTCTAGCTTAGGACCTTGAGGTTGAACTGTAACACCAGATGTAACAGCGTTTAGAGCACCGACGGTATAGTCACGTGCGTCATAGTTCATTACTGGTTGATAGTCACCGTGTGTTTTAGTTTGGATAGCCATGATAAATTTCCTTTTAAATGTTTGAATCATATAGATTCATACATTTATTTATTCCTGTTCAAAAAAAATATGGCTTTTGGGTGTATTTTTACTTAGGTGTCATTGTGGACTGCGCTTTTTGCGCAGCCAATGAGCGTTTTGCAGCAAAGTACTCAGGAGAGCCTTTTGCAGGTGGTTGAACATTCATCGTCGGAGTTGCAGGAGTTGATGATTTTCCAGTCATGATTTCTTTGTACAATTTTTGATAGCTGCTAGGACTTAATTTATACAAACGCTGCATTGCGTTTTTAGTGATTTGCTCTAAATCGTCTAGGCTGTCTGATCCACTTAATTTGTTTAGTTGGGCCACGATTGCTTGGCTGGTGTTGCTTAGTTCGGGTTGCGCAGAACTCTGCTGACTACCCAACTTACTAGGATTTATCGCTGACCCGGTATTAGGATCACGCATCTGTTTGCTACCGATTAGGTACATTTGGTTAGCTAGGGCGTCGATATTGTTACCTTCGATGAATTTAGAAATAGCATCTCTGTCTTTTTGATTAGCGACCCAACCATACTGAGAAAGGTATCCATCTACCATTTGCTGCAAATCGCTAGCACTGAATCCGCCTGCCTTAGCTCCTGCCCTTTGGTTCAATTTGACTTGCTGTTTGAATTTGTTTATAAAACTCTGTTTTGCTGCAATTTCGTTACCTTCTACGCCACCTATTCCTAGGTTGCGGTACATACTTCCACGTACTGCGTCAGCTCTTCCCTCAGTAACAAATTCTTTAAGTCTCATCCTTTTTCCTTAGACTTTTACTAAATCTTGATTGATCTCTGGACTTGATAGCACTTAATAGCTTTTTTTCTAGAATTTGAGCTTTTTCAGGCTCATAGTGCTTGTTAATCATTTCCAGCAAATTGATGGCGCTGGTAATGATATTGTGGGCACGACTTTCTATAACATGTGACGAATCACGGTTGTTTCCGAGTGCCTCTAGTTCTTCTAATAGGCTGCGAGTTTTTCTTTGCATAAATGAAGATGTCCTACTAGTATTTATCACTTATTCATGTTTTGGGCTTTAATGCTAGACAGCAAAGAATTCAATTTTGCTCCCTTAACGTCTACTTTAATCGCCTTGTTTACTGGATCGACTTCTGAATGTACCTTATCGTTGGTCGAATCCGTGACGATTGACGTAGTTTTCAGTTTGTTCATAATGTCGTTAGGACTAGGTTGTGGATTGCTGGGTCTGTAACTCTGACTATCTTCGGGGTTAGGATCAGTAATTCTAAGTGTTTCCAAGTCAAACGCTAGTTCGATCTTTTGCCCCACACCTGAACTACTACGAGTTTTCATAAGCTGTAGTTGATACTGACCGCGCTCACGCATACTACGACTAGTAAAAATACCAAATACATTATCCGCAGTATTAATCTTCGAAATACCACCTGAAATATGACTGTGGTCGAATTCGATTTCTTCAACTGCTGATCTATTAAGCTGTGAAGCTGTGACAAATAAGACATTTAATTCCTTTGCTAAGTTACGCAATTCTTCCGACACATACTTGTCTTTAACGAACAAGTCACTGGGACTGACTTTCGCACTTACTGGCATCAACAAATCTAAGTAGTCAACGCACAAGAAATCAATTTTTGTGTGTGTCTGAATTTCTAATTCTTTACAGTACGCCCTAAGGTCGTTAACTGTAGATTGTGCAGGCATATACTTGATTCTAAGTTTACCTGCTTTTTTCTGCATCATCTTGACCTTCATTTCAATGTCGTCAATCGACTTGAAAATTTCTCGGCTACTAGTGTCAGTCATCATACTGTCAATACGCATCGAACATAGACCTTCACTGAGTTCCAGCGTAATGTAAACACCGTTCAATCCAGCTTGAGTCCAGTTGACTGCTAAGTTCTGCATAAACAAACTCTTACCTGAGCCTGAACCGCCCGCAAAAATTTGCAATTCACCGCGATTGAAACCACCGTATAGTTTCTGATCCATGCATGGCCAGCCAGTGCTGTTCTGTCCGTTGTTAGATTTAAGCTGCATCAAACGACCTCTAGGATCAGCAAAGTAATCTGTACCCATGTCTTTCTGCAAACTAATCTGAACCGCGTCTTTGATTAATTTTTCAACAGGTGCAAACTCACCCTTCTCAAGCATATCGGCAGCTTGGAGAATCGCACGTTCAAGTTCTTGTCGTTTAGTGAATTTTTCAAACTCATCCAAGAACCATTCATAGTGCCCTTCAGTAAGATGTTCGACAGGTTCGATATCAACGCCAGTTGTCGCTTTAATTTGTGCTGGGTCAGGTAAGACCTTGTATGCATCAGTGTGTTCTTTGAAAAATTCTGCTACTGGTCGCAGAGACTTATCAAAGTTTTGTGAGTTCATGATGTTCGCAACACGTGTGTATAACTCCGCATTGGTTAACATCATTCTCAAAAATACTTTTTGTACCTCAACGTTATATTCTGTTATCATTTAAACCTTTATTGTTCTTTTAGGATTTGCTTTTTTCTCAACTCGATCTTTATTTTACTATTTGTTGCACTCTCAAGTATACTTAACAGTGTAGGAAGTTTCCCATATTTTACCACTGCATCGTTTACGTCTTTGATTCCGGGTCCCCAATTAGGCAGACTGACTTTGTAACCTAATTCTAATGCTCGTTCGGTAATCTTTAATCCAGTCTTGTCAAAATCTGGTACAACAATTATTGTTCTGTTCAATTGAGCTAAAACAATGGCTTGTTCGTTGCTTATATCATCGTGCATCAGTGCAACACCGTCGATACTGATAGCATCAAAAATACCTTCAGTAACTATACACACTTGCCAGTCTGGGTGTTGTTTGTCAAAATTGAAAACGTAGCCAGGCTGCTGATCGTTAAGAAATTTCGGTATTCTGTTGTCTAAGAATCGTATAGTAGATCCTACGTTCTTATTACGGAAAGAGTACGGAACGATGATTCCATATTTTTCTCTGCCCTTCCCCTCAGGGTTTACATAAAACTTATAGGACGACAAATCTACTTTGCGTTTCAATAAGTAATCAACGTAATACTTGTGTGA